CTATAAATACTTCCATATAAATTGCCCTATAACGCCTATACCTCCGAGTGCAGCCACTATATATGCCAGGATTGTTTTAGATGATTTGAATATTACGAATTTCATACTTTTTTTCACAAAATCACACGCTTTAACGAACGCAGTACGATTCTCGTACTCATAAGCACGGATGCCTTTGTGTGTGATTTGTACTGCTATGTAATCGTCACTATTTCTGCTTATTGTTTTGATTAGAGCACAGCCCTCAAGATCATCTAAAGCAAATATTACCCGGCTATTTGATTCACTTCGGCCAATTCCAAAAACCTCTTTGTAGTAAAGAGTTACCTTGCTGGGGCGATTTTCATATGCTGCCTTTAAAATTGTGTTCCTATCAGCTTTTAACTGCTCTTCAAATGTATTGTGCATGGTCATATCTCGCTGTTATTTTGACCAATCATAACATATTTCAAATACATATTTTTGAGGTGCCAGAATCCTTGACGTGCGCATAACCCTAGTCAAGCGATGAGAGGGCCGTACTTAGTTGCCAGCGTTTTGGTGCGCGTGGCCGTGGCGGTGAAATCACTGGCTTGTTGCGGTGCGCCAGTGTTTTGATGGGTATGGCTGGCGGTCTGCTGTGCCAGTGTTTGGATCACATCCAGCGTATCGGTTAACAGTGTCAGCACGTTGATTTCATCGGTACCCAGGCGCACTGATGGCGCGATAAGTTCCTGAGCGGCGGCAACACTGCGGCGAATACCGACGATTTTCTCTGTGAGCGCGCCGGCAACGTCGGTTGTGTGGTTCTGGCCAACCTTGGTATTTTGGTTCTGGCCAACATCGTCATTTCTGTCTTTGCCAACTTTAATCACCATGTTGGCCGAGGTGCCTATCGAATAGTCACCCTCGGCAAGTTGCACCACCTGGCCGGCCATCAGGGTTTTCGTTCCCAGCACCGTGGTGCTGTCGTTGGCTTTTACCGTGGTGTTGCGGGTGGTGGTGGTACGCTTTTCCTCGTCACTGGTCACACTGCGCCGGCTGCTGGTTTCCTCGATCGCCTGGTCGGTGTCACGCTGCCAACTGCCATCAACCGTTACGCGCTGACTGACGCCGGCGCGCTGCTGTTGCAACTGCTCCCCTGGTTTCACTGCTGGCAGTGATAGCCCCTCAGACAGTATTTGCCTAATCATTGGCTTATCTGGCCGGCCATCAGCAAAACCGATTTCTACCAATGTCCCCTCTGGCGGGAACTGGAACATACCGCCCTCACTGCCAGCCATCGGAATAGGGAGCGGTACCGCGTTATATTCCTGCGCGCCGGCGGCGGCGTTGCCGTTCTCGTCCAGCAATTGAACATTGACCGCATAACGTGGCCGGAATGGATCGGACGGGTCGCCCAACTCGGCGGCATCGGTCGGACTCATCACCCGCGCGCGGCGGGGCAAATGCAAACCCGCGCCTAATTCTGGATACAGCTTTTCAAGCTGGCGCTGTTCCGGGGATTTCTGCGCCGGCTGGCCCTGGCTGTTTAATGGCGTCCAGTTCAAGGTCATGCTGTCGTCGCTCACATCAACTTTGGTGATGCGTCGGCCATTCACAATCACGCCCGGACGAATGGCCGGGATAAGCGGCAAAGTCAGGCTGTTACCGCCGCCGCCGCCCTGGGCGAACTCCTGCGGAATATCAATCGGCGTTTGTGCAAAACGCGAATCGGCATAACTGCCGACATAGACGGTGCCGTCAGGCAGTTGGTACCAGACATAATCCGGAATATTAAACGCGCGCCCCAAATTAAGCATCAGTTGGTTACCGCTGCCATTGTGTTGGAAATGGGGAATCGGAGTATCGGTGTAAGCGGTGTTTTCCGGCAACACAAAACGCATGGCGGTAGCTTTGCCGACCGCGTCGGTCACGTCGCGCAAGGTGGGATGTTGCAGTGAGCACGGCCAGGAACGTTCAAACACGCCGACCAGCTCCCGCACCATTAATCGTTGTGCGCCATTTTCAGCCGGCGCGCTACGCTCAACAAATCCGGTTAACCAACGATAAATTGAGGCGTTATAGCCTAAATCCAGCCGCACCAATTTACCGTTACAATCCTGCTCAGTCAGCGCGGTAATAAACCCCAGGCCGCATCCATTGAGGGAAAGCGACAGGTTTAAGCTATTGGCGGGAATTTCATCATCGCCAATGCGCAACGTGACAACAGATTTCATGCATTCCCTCCGGCTGGGCCGATAGAGTTATCGACCTTTTGCAGCACACTTTCAAACCATGAGCGGCTTTCTGCTGTCTCGCCCTCTGACGCGCTCGCAGTACCGCCCGCCGTTTGGATGGTGGCATTTTTACCGCCCTCGCTGGCTTGTTGGGCTTTACGTTCTGCCACGCTGGAATATTCCGCCAGGGTAAAATTCACCAGCCAGGCCATAGCATTGGTCTGTTCGACCGCATCCACGCCGCTGGTAAAGGTGGCTTCGCGAAACTTGACCGCCTGGGCTAATGAATGGGCGACACGATAACGTTTTTTGCTGCCGTCGCCGTTCTTGGCTTCGGCCAGGCTATAAATTCGCGTCAACATGGCGGGGTTGGTGTATTTAATTAACCCGGATACCCGCAACTCTTTGCCCTTGGTACCCTGTTCTGATTTGCTGGTACTGCTGGCCTGGCCGCTTTGGTCTTTGTCCTGAATTGACATAGAAAGCGTTACCAGAATGTTGTTGAGTAAGATTGCTTCCCCATCAAGGGCCAGCGTGACCACATCAGCCATGATTAACCACCATCGCGCGTAGCGGGGCCAAATCAGCGCCCACAAACATAATTGCCAGGCTAAAAATGGCCTGGCTGTCAGGAATGTCTTTTTTCATCTCGGTGATCGCCGTTTGCGTGTTGCCCTCCACCGATAGCGCCCAAAGCGGCACACTCGCCCCTTGTAATTGTTCCAGGCTATTTTTTGCCTCGGCCAGCAACACGGCGCGCTGTTGTTTAAATGCTACCAGGGCGCTACCGATAACCTCGCTACTGCTGCCAGCGGCGGTATCGCTGATCGCTTTTTGCAAGGCTTGCGCACCGGATGCCATGCGCGTGGTGGCAACCGATAGCGGCGCACTGGCTGGCAAACCACCCGGACGCGCGGGAATTTGCATTTTGCTGACATCTAAACTCAAGGCGGCTTTGGCCCGGCGCTGAACTTGGGTCAATGCCGGTATCGGGAACACCTCGCCGGCGGCGGTCAGTAGGGTAATAAACTGGCCCAGGGATGTGGCGGTAATAAGAAATACCACCACATCCTGTTCGCTGTCTGCGCCGGCCAACCGGCTGGCGAGTGTATCAATCGCATTGGCCGGACTCAGAAACGAGCCTGATGTTTCTGTTTGACCAACGCCAAACGCCCAGGGATGAACGGCCACGGTTGAGCAATTGACCGGGGCCAGATTGGCCGGGATACGTAATAATGATTTATGCCACATCTGACAGCTCCGGCCAGCTAATATCTGGCGCAGTCGATACAGCCAATTTTTTGAGCGCGATAACGTATTTTTTCAGTTTGATTAAATGCGCGGTATTTTCATCATCAATAATGCCCAGCATCAGATCAGTTTGCAGTGCGGTAAGTTCGTCCTGAACTGACCAAACTCTACGGCTTCGCTCCCTTTCAGCCTCCGCTACCTGCATTTCTTGCAGCCAAACCGGATTTACAACAATGGCATCATGGGTTTTATTGAACTGCCAGGCCTCGATAAAATGCTGGTCTGGCAGCTCTTCACGCAAGATTTTTAGCCAAGGCCCATCATGGGTAAATGCGTCTAAATATTTTTGCGCAGCAAAATTGACCACAGTCATTCCGCGCCCGCTTTCGTTTTCAAATACCACTACATAGATATTTTCGTAATCGCCGTTATCTAACAGCTCATTATTAATAAATTGTTCCATCTTTTATTCCTTATGGGCCAACAACGATGACATAAAACTCCGGCCAATCTCTCCAGTCGTAACTTGTTCCACCATCATTGGCATTCTGGATGCTGAATGAATTAGGCGTTCTATTCCAAATATTCGCGGAGTGAGCGCTTAATGCGCCGTTTTGTGAACCGCCACCAATCCCAACCGTTACCGCATATGCGCCGTTTGACGTTGACATTGTGAAGTTATAGCCGCCCACGTTGGTACGATTTATCGCAGCAAAACCGAATGAACTAATGATTGTGCCGTTTCCTTGCACTGCCGCCCATGCCCTGACTCGGTGGTCTGTACGATTAGACAAGTAGGTAGATAAGTAGCCGCCCCATAGAGTGCCGTAAATATTGCCATCAACGCCAAATGTTGCATGTCCCTGTGCCCGCCCCTCACCAGCAACAAGGTCACCTTTTGACAGTAATCGGCCAGCACGTATATCACTGCCAGCGGTTAATGCTCCGGGTAACTGAATATTGGTGTTTTTGCTGCTGATGGCGTCCACTATCCGGCTATCATCGCCCGCCGCCACCGTACCGGCAGTGGTGCCGACTTCTAGTGAGGCAGCACCTTTTACCCCGATGTTTTGCCGGAATAGCGCCACGTTGGGAATATCCGCACCGTTGCGCTCTTTGGCTAATCGGGCGTTGGCGTTTTCCATCGCAATCTTGACCGCTTTCAGGGTGGCCGCCAGTGTTTCGCTGTCGCTATCAACTGCACTGCTTAACTGGGTAAACCCTTTCGCGGCCAACGTGGCATCTGGGTGATTGCGCGATTTTTCATGCTCTTTGAGGGCAGCGTTAATATCGGCAATGGCTTTATCAAACGGGTTAGCTTCGCGTTTATCCTCTTCCCCGCTGGCGGTAATTAATGCCAATGGCGCGACATAGTGCATAAAGCCGTTCGGGTCGGGATAATTAGCCAAGTCATCGGCATTGTTTTTAACACTAATATGAATAATGGCGTTAAATTGCCCTAATACACTGCCCTGCAAACTCACATCAGCGTAAATAACATTATTCTCACTGGCATCTAATAAAACCGCGTCAGTCAGTAATGCACGAATACCACCGATATAAGCCAGCCCCGGATTAACCCGGTATTTATCCGTTTCTTTAGTGACAGAAAAACCATCAGCAAAAAATGCCGCATGGCCGTAATAGTCATAATTTGCCAGGCGGGTGATTTCATCTATTCCACTCAGTCGCGCGCTGAAATCAATTTGCCAGGTTTGCGCGGTGACGGTTATTTGGCTGGCCTCGGCGGCTCCGTCAAACTCCATCACAAAGGTGCGGGTAATGTTGTTGCCTTGTACACCGCCAGCGGTGGCGATTTTTTGCTGCAATGCATTATGTACAATCATGCACAGGGTATTACTGGCCGAATCGACCAGGCCGATCCAGTTAAAGGAAAAATCACCGACGCGGGTATCCAGTACCACGGAATAGGCAACCGCTGAATCATTAATCACGCCATATTGCGCCACCGCTTCACGGTGTACGATGAATGCTGCGTCAGGAATACCCTCGTCACGGTCAATTTCGCTATTGCTGTCCAGCCCTGGGATGTGCGCAAAAATAACGGTATCAGGTCGGGCCGGTAAATTATTTAATATCTGTTGCGCCTGCCAGTGTTCAAAGGCGCGAGTAATTGCAGTAGCCATAACAATTCCTTATTTTAATTTTGCTGAATACACTTCGTGTGAGTGCTGCATTTGCGCCGGTGTTGAAATCACTTTTGCCGTCATAATGCCAGGGGCAATATTTAATTTTGCATGGTGGTAATAATAATTCCCGCCAAACTCGCCAGCGTGGATGGCTAAAGTTTTCGTATTAATCACCTGGAAAATATAACGGCGACAGGTGCGGCCATATTGGCGAATAAGCGCCATCATTAAATTATTATTTTCAGCCAGTTGATTATCATTTACCCGAATAATAATAACGTCCCAATCATAGCCAGGCTGGCGCTCATGCTGGGTGATAACACCAATGCCCAAACGTTCAAATATGGCAGCAAACCCCGCCAACGAGCCGGCATCCCTGGCGTTAATAAAGGCGTAATTTACCCGTTTACGGAATAACGCCAGCGGTTCGCCGGCAAACTGTGTTACATCACGCTGATAAGCCAGCGCATTGAGTAGCGGCACGACACAGGTTAACGGGTCAGTCTGGTTAAGCGGCCATTTCAGCCAGGTGTAAACCTGTTGCCAAAATGCCAGACAGGCACGCATTAATTTCACTGGCTCGCCTTTATTCAGCCATACCGGCAAGTTAAATTGAGGTAGCTTATCCATTGGCATTCTCCAGCGTCAACACGCCCAGGCGTGGCACGGATAACCCGCTGATAATGTCCTGTTGCGAAAATGTCAGTGACTCAATTTCAGCAAAGTGATCGTGTAATTCTTCCCCCAGGCGCGACATTGAAAATCGGCTGTGCGGCCAGGTCTTTTGTACGCTGTAATCGGTGTTTTCACGAAATGCACAGCCGATCAGATTGCGGATATTTGCCAGCAAAACGGCGGTCTGTTCATCATTTAAATTGCTCGTAGCAAAAAGATGCAACGTGACCGTCAGGTCATAAATCACTTCTGGCAGTGGCAAACACAGCACATCATCGCCGTGGCCGTGGTTGCCCTGGCTCATCACATAATCATTCACCGTATCGATAAATGGCTGGCTGGCGATACCGGAATCCAACAACAGATAAACGTTAGCGGTACCGGGGCCGCGTGGCGCATCGTGTAAGAAAAATATCCGGTCAGTGCTTAAACCTGCAATGCCAGCAATCAGGCCGCGGTAAACAGCATCAATATGATATTGACCCGGCAAATTAAACTGATTGCGTACCCGGTCGCGTAATTCATCATCGGTTTCAATGTCAGCTCCTGGCGTCACCAGCCAATTATCTTCATTGACCGCGCTGGCAATGCCGGCCACCGCGACCGGCAGAATGCGAAAATAACCCGGTGCCAGGTTGTGAGCGCTGCCCGCTGATTCAGCTTTAACCGCAACTAATGCACTGGCACTACCGGCAGCGATAACCGTATCGGTCAGCGTCAATAATTTATACACCGTTCCATTAATACGCTCTGTCTGAATAACGGTACCGGCGGCGACTGTTACCGCCTGGCTGGCGCTGGTTTTGGTAAAGCGGATCACGCCCTGTGCGGGGCTGTCTTTTTTTCGCTCAATCTCAACCGCCCAGGCAAACAGATCAACAAATGGCGCGCTGGCGGTGGCAAGAAACATATTTGCCATTACGGTACTGGATAACGCATTGACCAGCCACAGTGCCGGCGCGGTGACAATCGCCTTGATCAGCCGCCAGAACGGCGACATATTCGAGGTGTTGGTAATTAGGTTTTCTTTAGCCACCACCGCCACAAATTCAGCGCGCATTTGCGTTTCGGTGGTCGGCACTCCCTCGTCGGCCAGTATGGCTTTATAGTCAGGATTGGGGCGGTTATTCATCATAAGCCTCCGGTCGACAGTGGGCCGAATTCGTAGGTATCAGCGGTAATAAAATAATTGCCCTGGCTATCATCGGTTATCACGATGGTACCCGGCACAAGGCGATTATCGGTTTCGGTCAACAGCTCCATTTGCAACAGGATATCGGCGCGCAATACCGGGCTACGCTCGGCAATCAACAGTTTGACCAGACCGGATTCGATAATCCGATGGACACAATCCTGTGCAATGCTGATGCGGTTATCACACAACAGCGGTTCATTCCCGGACGACAGCGTAAAGTCGCCGTCGGTTATCAGCAGGTCGATATACAGTTGTTCACTCATCCGGCGGCCAACTCCCTTGATTCCATGATGCTATCCAGCGTGGCACCATTCGGCGGGTAAATATTCACTTCGCCGATGGTGTTACCGGTGCGCACGGTGCTGCTCTGGTTGCTGTTATGGGTGGTCAGGGATTTGGCTATTCCGCCCTTATTCATGGCTGGACTCACTAAACCCGCCGGCGCGGGTAATGCCGTTGGCGCGGTTGCGCCGTTCTCGCCCTGGCCGATGGGTTTAAGGTCGATACTTACGCCGGGGATTTTATTTAACTTGGTGACAATCCAGTTATAAGTCGCGCCGAAAGACTCGGTTAAGTAGTCCCACAGCTTGCTAAAGACATTGCCGATGGCGTCAGCAAAATCATTAAATGCGGCGACCGGCGACAAGCCGCCAAAGTATGCCACCACCATTTGCCAGCCCAGGGTAATCGACGCCCATACACCGGAGAACATCGCCCCCACCTGGCCGGCAATCTTCATCACCCATTGAAACGCGGCACTGTCCAGCAAGGTGGCTTTAAGCTGATCCCAATGTGAAATGACATACCAAACCCCTGCCGCCAGCGCGACAAGGCCAGCAATAATCAAGGTGATCGGGCTGGTCAATAACTGCATCCCAACACCGGCCAGCATGGTGGCGATACCGTAGGCGCGCATGGCGACGGTGCTGCTTATCAACATCATGCGGGTTGCTAACAGTGCAACGCGCAAGAACTTGAGCGCCCCGTTATAAATGACTGTGGCAAAAGTGGCTAACTGAATGGCGCGCGCTTTGATATTGAGCGCCCATGTCAGGGCTTTGATAACAGTGGTTGCCACAGTCCAGATCCCCGTCAGGCCCAGCCAGATAAATTTCGCTACGCCCATGACGATATTGGCGACTGCGCCGGCGGCGGCTACGCCCAAAGTTGCCAAGGCGAGGTATCCAATCCAGCGGGCGATATTGGGGAACATATCCAGCCATTTGGCAAACTGAGTCCCGGCATTAATCGCATAATCAGCCAGCGGGGAAATAGCCGGGATAAGCTGCATCCCGACGGCAATTCGAATACGTTTCCACACCTGATCGACACGTTCCCACATGTCGGCCATTTTTTTCGCCATCACCACCGCATGATCTAATCCCTGGGTATTCCCCATATCACGCATATGCTGGCGCAACTTATCGGCCTGGCCCCAGGTGGCGGTCAACGCCTGTGCGCCCTCGCCAAAGGCTTTATTTAATGCGGCTTGCGCCTTAACGTTGCCCTCAATGGTGTTACCGAATTTCGCCTGAAGTTTTTGCAGAATGTCGGGGAACTCCAACATCTGGCCTTGTGCGTCAGTAAAGCTCAGGCCCAACTGTTTACCACCCTCAATCGCGCTTTTCAGGAATGCGTCATAAATACCGCCGGCCTCAGTGCCTTTGGTCTGCTTGAGCATCCCCAGGACGGCGAGTTGTTCATCCATACCCGCCCCCATTTGGGTACCGGTTCCCTTGCTGGACTTGACCATTTCGCGGATTTCGTCAAGGTTTGCGCCAAAATTCTGCACCATATACGCACCTTTCGACGCCATCATTTCAGCAAACGGAATATTGCCCATTTCGCTGGCCGTGGTGCGGAAGTTATTCGCCATATCAGCCATGTAATTAGCGGCCCCCTCTGCGCTGCCTTTGGTCGCTATGGCAAGGGTGTTTATGGCGGTGGTGTAGCGTGGTAACTCATTATCGGTAATGCCGGCGATGGTACTTTTGATGATGGTGGCTGAACTGATAAAGTCGGCGGCATTCTTGCCATAGGCGGTGCTAAAGGTCTGGGCCGCTTTAAACATTTTATCCAGGGCTTGCGTACTGACATTACGCGTAGACAGTTCATCCAGCGTTTTTTGTACTTCATAAGCGGGCGCTACTAAGGCTTTAACGCCCTGGGTCACACCCCATAAGCCCACAGCCCCGACCGCAATCTGTTTAAACGCGCGCTGGGATTGTTTAGCGAACTGCTCAACAGACTGTTGCGCCTTGCCGAGCGGTGCGCTCAGATTATTTTTAAGACTCAACAGAAAAGACAGCTCTTTCATGATTATCCCTACTCACCGTTAAAGGCTTTACAAACCCCGCCAGCGACTCCGTTAATGGTGCTTTCTTGGTAATATTCAGCCAGCCAGGCCGCGCGCGCCAGGCTCATAACGTCATCACCTTCGTGTGGCAGGTAATGACGTCGGAGCGTCATATATTGTTCAAGCGGGTTACTCTTAATTGCTTGAATTTGCGCGCTTATTCCTTTACTTCGATTTCGGCATCCGGCGCGTAAATCTCATTCACTTTCTTAGTGATTTGTGCCGCCAGTCCGGGGAGTTTCATTAGCTCGGCCAGGTTGTCGCGTGATTCCGCTACAACAATGCGTTTCAGGTAGGTACTGACCGCACCGACGATATTTTCATCCCGCGCCGACTCATTCAGGCACTTGTTATACGCGACCAGGGTCGGGGCAAATTGCACATCCATACCTTTTACGGTCAGGGTGATTACGTCTTTGGTTTCTTTGCTCATTTCTCTAATTCCTTTCGTAAGTGAATTTCGGCGATTAACTGGTTGTGCCGTGCGGCGCAATCCGGGTACATCTGCGCATATTGCTGCAATGTGTTGCTAAAATCGGTGCCAGTATTACCGGCCAGGCGCGGCAACGTTATCGGGCATGGGGTTAACAAGTTTTCCTGATAAGGTACGCTCGGCACGTTCCGCACTGGCGTTGAACAACCGGACATACTCATCAGTAGCGCAAACAGTGCTAAATACCGGTTTAATAATCTCAGTCCTGATAAGTCGCTCGGTGTGCACTTCATTAGCCCTTAGCTCCGTTAATTTGTTCTCAAGCTGGCGCGCCGATGTGCCGGCGATATCTTCCACTTGTAAGCGATTGGCGGCGGCTACCTGGCTAATTGCCAGTTCGATTTTTGCCTGGCGGTCGCCGTGCATCGTCCAGCCCAGCAACCAAGCCGCAATCAGTAGCAGTACCGCCGGCAGCAGTTCGCGCATCACTTCACCCCGTTATGCTCAAAGCTGAAGTGATTGCCGTCAGGATTTGACTTAAAGCGCCCGCCCCAGGTGCCACCGATTGACTCCCAATATTCTCCTAAGGGTTTATAGGCTTCGGTGTTGGTCTGATACTGGCCGTTAACAAACAGATTGAAATCCACCGCAAGGCGCTGCGTGTGCAAGCTGTTGGTAATGCCTTTGCCGTTCTTGGCGTTTAGCGCGGCCTGTTCTGGGGTGCGGTAGGTTTCGCCAAAGGTTAAGCGGTAGCCGTGCTCGTCAGCCCAATAAATCAATTGGGCGATTTTGACGGTAAATACTGCCTGTTTTTCGCTTAATGTCATGATTCACTTCCTTTTTTTAGTCGTCCCAAGTAGCGGGTCAGTAGTCGGGTCAGGGCCATTTCAATCACACTGGAACCCATAATTCCAAGGGCAGCAGCAACACCGACTAACGCCAGAATGTGAATATCTGGAAAGTGAATCAGCGCCATACCGGCCAGTAATGACGTGCCGGAACCCAATATTGTTCGGCCCACAATCAGGCGCAGGGTGATCGCCTCATTACCCACCAACACCTTGGCGAGTGAAATAACCGCGCCAATCCCGCCCAGCATCAGCACAATGCGAATAAATGATGTTTCTCCGTTTGGCATATGCATCACTCACCCGATCAAGTCGCGGACGTCGTCGCTCGACAAAATCGGCGTGCCGTCAATGTGGATAAAGTCCGGGCTGGTCACGATGTACTTAAATTTATGCGTGGCCGTCTCACCGCCTTTCGGGTCAAAACCTAACGGGCTGGTAATAATCAGCTTGCAACCAAAGACCTCGACCGTTAATTCCTCATCGCCAGTGTTGGCGTAAAACAAAATATCGGTGGTTGGCATCTTGCGGTAGCTGCCAGCGGATTTAGCGGCAGCACTGAGTTTTTTAAAGTTCTTGGTATCAACCTCCATTTCCCCCTCGGCGGATACATCACCCGCGACGTAACCATCAGGAATACCGCGCGATTGAGTAGCGGCGGTGTTGTCAGTGATATCCACTGAAACGGTTTTGACATGGATAATTTGCGTACCCAGGGTAATGTCGATTGAGTTACCGCCAATGCGTGCAGTCGTCATGATTAATTCTCCGAAACGGCGGTAATGGATTGGTCTAGCATGATCCCAATCTGAATGGTTTTAGCGCTGCCATATGGCCGCACAACCAGGTAAATGCTCACGGTTTCGTTATCTGACCAGGTAATCACCACATCGCCGGATTGCGGGGATTTCACTTCGCCAGGGAACATCACGCCGTTAATTTGCGAGCTGTGAGACATATCGCGCATGGTGCGGGCGAAAAAGGTCTGGTGTGCCGCAATACTGGCCGGGGTGCTGTTCATCGAACGGTCGGCAATTTTGCTGATTGCCTGAATCCGTACCCGGCGCGCGACTTTGTCAACAATGCGCAGATTTTCAATGATTTGGTAATCACCGCCGACAACGTCGAGGGTACGGCCATCAGACCAGTACATGCCCTCGTAATCGGGATACCACATCGGCACGGAATAACGCAGGTCGTGCATGGCGCGCAAGTGCGCCAGGGTGACTTCCACCCCGTTGCTATCAACGGGCATTTCGGCGGTATCAATCCCCAGCCCAATTAATGCGCCGGTTTTCACCCGCGCCGGGCTGTCGACCACCGTTACGCTGCGGTGACATAAACGCCCCGCTAAAACGCCGGCTTCATTGCCCCACAAGGCCGGCACCAGTTGCACCGATTCGGCAGCAATGCCGGTTTCCAGCTCGGCCATAAAAGCCTGGTATGCCGACCAGCTCATGCCCTCAGCCACTTCATTTTGTTTTTGCGGGCCGATCACGGTCAGCATTGACCACACCCAACGGCCATATTTGTTCGCCAGCTCGGCGCGCAAGGCGGCATATAAGTTAATTTTGGTGCGACCGGTGCTCACATCAGTGATAGGAATGGTGCAAACCACCCCCTCAACCGAAAGCAACTGTTGTGCGCTCAGAATTGCCAGCATGTCGTCGCCCGGCTGTGCATCAACCGGTAAAATGATGGCGTAGGCTTGCCAGTTTTGACCGCCATTAAGTTGAGCGGCGCGCACGTTCTCACGTAGAGCGCTATCCGCATCAGCCAATACCACCGTGATATCCGATTGTGAATCCAGGGCGATTAAATCACCGGGGTTATCAGAATCAGCGGCGGCACTGCCAATAAACAGCACGGTGCGCTCGACTTCGTTAATCCTGCCCTGGCGCTGGTTAAGCTGGTCTATCGTAACTGTGGGCCATGTCATTTTTTTACCTTCCCCTTAATGTCTTGCGCCCGGACGCCACCGCCGTAATTAATGGCTTGCATCTGACGCGCCAGCATTTTGTTAAATTCATCGTCATTGACTGCCAGCCATTCGCGGCCTGGCAAGGTCACCGTCCAGCTTGCTTTTGCTTTTCGCCCCTCCAGACTGCGGATAATGGCCCCGGCTTTGTCCCGGCTCAGTGAATCCATGATTTCACTCACGGACGGGCTGCGCGGTGCAGTCTTTGGAAAAACGGTGTAACCCAAATCAAGTAACCGTTTAGCCTGGCGCAACGTCGCGCCGGCCTCGCTGCTATTTCGTTTCTTTGCCTGGTCAGCAGTGATCGTGGTGGTAAAGCCTGATTGCTGCATTTTCCCGACCACGCCCGGCGACGTTTTTTTGTTGCCGCGCAAATAAATTTTTGCGGAATCAGCAGCGGGTAATTCACTGATTGCCATCATTTTTGGCAGTCCCCGCATCATTTTTCCTTTGAAACCGTTCTGGCGTTTGGGCCATTTGACGCCCTCGGCGTTGGCCTGTTGCTTTTGGTGGCGACGGGCAGCAGGCATCACGCCTAATTTCAACAGCCGCCACAGCAGGCGCTTACGCTTATTGGGTGGCAGTTCCAGCGCGGCCAAATCCTTTTTAAGCGCCTCCCATTGGGCGCGGTTCAGCGTAAAGTCAGCTTGCATCACTCTTACCCGCTGGGTGGGTCGGTGCTGTGGCACCGTTTGCGCCGACAATCCAGCCGGCTGTCGCGGTATTCACGGTGGGTACTGCAACGAGGTAACGCTTACCTTTCAACGGGATAATGCCCTCGTCCTCGCTTTCTGCCAGAATGATGTCGTCAGCCAGTGTTACCGTGATAAACAGGGTCGCGTTATCGTTATCTGTCAGTTGCAAAATGACGTCAGGCGGCGGCATTTCATCCCGGTTGTAATGCTCGTTGGCATGTTCAACCAGCCACACCATGACCAGGGCAAATAAGGTGTCCGGGTCATACTGGCGATAGGGCCAGCGTTCCCAGGCTAACGTCGCCTGATATTGCCGTATTGCTATCCGGCGCTGATTTAGCCCCCACGCTTTAGACGCGTGAATAATTTCAATATCTTCCATCCAGGCATCCGCGCCGGTGGTTTTCATCAGCCTTTCCGGCAAGTTACTACTGACAAAATCAAACAACTTATCAAGCTGAGTCATACCAGATGCACCCCCACGCGGCCCCGGCCCTTGATGCCGCGCAATACCACTGCGGCCTCAGCCAGTAATGACGCTTTTGTCTGCGGCGCGTCCTGGTTGGTGTTGTCCTCGCGCCGGCTGACGGCGGCAAATTCGCCCATCAAATCGGCTTTTGTCCGGGCATAGACCGCTTTTTTATATTGGGCTGTCAGTGCGTTCTCGCCCTCCATCTTTGGGCCGGGTACCGCGCTGGCCGTCATATAGCCCTTACTTTTTTGCTGCGTGGTAAAACTGGCTAACGAGGTGTTAATCTCGGCAACGGCGGCAAGCATGGCTTGCACCACGGTTTTTTCGTTAATCGTGGGCGGTATGCTGCGCTCACGCTGGAACTCATCCAGTGCCAGGTCAGGCCAAAAGCCATCATTGGTTAACGTGGATTTCTGAAAACCGTTATCACCGGGTCGAAACATAAAAACCTCTCGTTATGGGGTGCGGGCTGACAAGTTTCCACGGCCCGTGAGACGCAAAGCGCTACGGCCTCCACTTCGCCCGCCCCGGCTGGCCGGGTGTCGGTACTGCCCCGCGACAACGTCAAGGGGCGGTGTTCACAATTTAAAGGGTTACTCTTCGACTAGCGCACCTTTTGGCGGGTCGATGGGGGCATAGACCGGACAGCCTGGGTGACGATCATCTTCAATAGCTTCTAGCTCACTTTCATTAAACCAGGCGCTTAGTGCTCGGCCGTCTGCGGCCTTGTAGAAAATGAAATATTGATTTTCAGATGCTACGAATTCCGCGCGGCCCCGAACCTCTCCCCATTCATCGCTAATACGTGGTTCAACCAGTTGATTCAATTCAAATTTAAATTTCATTGTTATTGCCTTTTGATGGGTCAGAATCCGCCATTTCAGCGGCTTGCTTTTCCAGGGCGCGAATACGGGAAGCAATGCGTTTACGCAGTGTTTCCACCCCGATTTTTTTATGAAATCCCTCCGCCTGGGCGAGCAATTCATTGGCCCGGATTAAGGTCGGGATATCACTGATCGCGGCGGCAGCGGGTTTACCGTCTTTGTCGCGGATCAGGAACTCGCCGGCGAACTTGAACCATTTGGCGGTGTGCCTTTCGTTTAACCGCCAGTTCTCCCGCACATTGGTAAAGGTGCGGGAAAAATACGGCTCAATACTGCGGCCCGCTTGCGCCTCATCTGCGGCCCAATCCAGAATAAAATCAGCCACGAATGACGGAAATTTTGATTTAATTTTGTCCGGTGTTGCCTGGCTTTGAGTAATGGCGATATCGGCCCAATCCAGCGCCTTATCGATATCGCCGGTATCAAACAACCAGACCACGCAATAACCGAATACAGGGTATTGATAGACCTTGCCCGCCTTGAGATAGCGCTCGGCATACGGAAGCCATTTCGGTAATAACTCCCGCGCCTTGAGCGCTATTTTGTCGGCGACACGCGGCAGAATACCCAGGCGTTTAACGTCTTTTTCCAGGCTCAACAGTTGCAAGTGCAGGCTTTCGTCTGCGCCAGGCTCGGCCTCTTCCGTGGCAGCGCGTTGCACATTCGCCATGGCTAAAGCCTGCGCCCGAAAACGTAACGGGTTAAACGTCATGGGATTCCCTCCGCTTATACCTGGGTGTTATCCAGATTCGGCGCGCCGTCACCTGATACACCGGGGATCAAACCTTCTAACATCGCGGTATTGATATCTTTTTCCGCTTCGATGGTGATAGATGATTCATCAATTGCGCCGTAAAGCATTGGATGCCCTAGCGCATAACCAGAGTTACGCCACCACGCATTTTCAAAGCCAAGACGGTCTTGCACATGCTCCGCGCGGCGGTATTGGTGATTACGCTGGTTATAATTGTGCAAGTTTGCCAGGGTGGTAACGGCCATGCGCTTACCTGGCAGGAACGGCGCAACATAGACGCGACGACCGGTGACGGTATTTGCCAGCATTTGGGCGGCAATATTTTCCGTCGGCTTGCCCGCTTCCTGGAACAAACGGAATTGCTCGGCGGCAATCAGGTCTGAACCAATCAACAAGACTAAATCCGGTTCGTTCTGGAACTGGCTTGGGATGGTGGTACTGATTAGCCAAGAGGCCATCGCATCCAGCGTTTTAAAGATACCGTTTGCACCGATGGTCAATTCACCGTCACCGGGATTGATCACGCGCTGGGTAAAACCCGGAATACGGTCTTGTTCTGGTGTGGTTGGGTTCTCGTGTAACGTATCGAAATTCTTCGCGATTTGATGCCAACCGATATTGACATCTTCCCCGTTCGGGTATTTTTTATCATCGGTTTCAATCGCCGCGCTGGTACCATTAAACCCGACACGCAAGGTGTCATTAGCAAATGTGCGCAGGGTAAACTCGGCCACTAACTGAATAAATTCATCATCCGTTGTACCTGAATGGATCCAGTTAGACAGCGTTTCCCACGGCAGACGGGCGCAAGAATCCGTCGGATATAACTGATAAACGTTACCAGACAGGCCCACATTCTTGGTGAATCTGCCCTCAACGCGGCGACCGGTAAACAGCCCCGGATTACCGACATCAATAACTTGGCCGCGAATTTGGTCAACGTCGCGCGTAGTAATCAATGGCAGGAACCAGTTTTGCTCCATCATCGCCAGGCGCAGGGCGCTTTCTTGGGGCGCACTAATACTGAATCGTCCAATGCCATTAGTGCTAATTGGCAGGGTATTGATATTCGAACCGCTGGCCTCACCAATGCGCCGGGCATAGTTTTGCGTCAGTTCATATAACTTATTCATTGGCATAATGAGTGCTCTCGTTTATTTGTCAGTGCGCTTACCGCAATGGCTATTTAATTCTGTCTGTTCCGGTTTAATTAACCGTAAATCAGAAGTTGTAATTCTTACCGCTGGACGCATTAGGGGCGGCGTCGGGTAATTGGGTGGTGACTTGTTCAAGTTTGTTGAATTTTTTATCAGCAGCATTGAGTTTGTTTTTAAGTTTGCTGAATTCACCGCCGGTGACCTCGTCTTTAATTTCGGTGACTTCTGATTGCACGGTTTCCAAGTCGGATTTAACTTCGGTCAAAGCTTCCTGAATTTCGGTCACATCGCTGTCATTGGCTTGCAACTCGGAAATAATGGTCGCTTGCTCTTCAATCGTTTCCGCTTGCTCTTCGACGGTATCCTGTAATTCGGCGACCGCTTCGACGATGGTCTGAATATCTTCATCAGAAAACTTGCGGCTGGAACTGGAAAATAAACGCGATTTTGGTTTTTCCGGCTTTTTATCACTGCCTTTATCGGCAAGGTTAAAAAGACTGCGGAATAATGCTTTCTTTGATTTTGGGTCTTTGGTCGACATATTTAATTCCTCGGTGTCGGCAACATCACTAATCACTAATGCTTCTAGTGCGCCGTAAAGTTTTCCGTTTTTATTTGCACTAAAGCGCATACGCTCGGTGCCGATGCTGGCCGGGGAGCTGGTGACGCCCAAGCCCTCAAGATAGGGTTTTCCGGTACCGCGAAAATTCAGGGTTTCGGTAGGCTCGATTGAGCAAAACAGCATTTGCCCGTTGCGGTTGGCGTACAGCAGATCCATGCCTGGGCAAAGGCGGGCATACAGCCTCATCAAACCATCTTCTGCTTCGGCTTTTAATTCCTGTACTTCGCCGCACGCGCCATACCAGCGCTCATGCTCCGGCCAAATCATGGCGGTATAGATTGCGGGGTCGTATGTTTCTGCCATATCGACCAGCCATTCCGCTGAAATTTCCCGACCGTCAACAGTCGCGCCCTCAGTCGCTATGCGAATAAAATTCGTTGTCAGTTGTGAACCGGACATAATTGACCTTTTAATTAATCGGTTTGGCGTGGTGATGGTATTAACTTCATTCAGTATTACGGATTGTTTTTATTATTTCATTTATCAAACTTCTTATTCATTCGTAATAAATATGCATTGCGATTTATTGCGGTATTTAGTTGTCATTTTGAATAAGTAAAGCCGCCATAATAAGGCATGACCAGAAAATCCAAATATCCAGAAGAATTAATAGGCCTTGCGCGTTCATTATATTTGAAGCGCTGGACAGCCCAAGAGATAGCCGCCGAGTTAAAACTCAATTCGACGCGGATAGTTTACTATTGGGCGGATAAAGGCGGCTGGCGCAGTCTATTAAGTGAAGAGGATTTAGAATCTGTTATTAACCGCCGTGCGGCTGTATTGGTCGATAAGGCCAATAAAAATGATATTGAGTTAAAAGAACTCGATAAATATATTGATATGCACTGCAAGTTAATTGTCAGCCGTCATAAGCACACTGAAAAAATTCACGCCATGAATTTGGAGGCAGCGGCGCGCGGGATAACTGCAACGGGAGCCGGTGGTACCATTGAGGCGATCGCCAACGAGGGTGACGACAGCAGCAAAAAGAAAAGCGGCAAGCGTGGCGGGAAACGAAATAATGTGGCCGGCATTGTGGCGGCTGATTTTGATGAATTTATTGATGGCCTGTATGACTATCAAATCACACTGCGGGAAGCGAAAAAGCACCGTAACCGGATATGGCTGAAATCACGCCAAATCGGCGCGACCTGGTACGCCGCATTTGAAGCGCTGGAAGATGCCATTTTAACCGGTAACAATCAGGCGTTCTTGTCGGCCTCTCGCCCTCAGTCGCTTATTTTCCGGCGCTATATCATCAAGTTTGCCTTTGAATTGTTCGGCATTGAATTGACTGGCGACCCTATTGTGTTGAGCAATGGCGCGGAATTGCATTTCTTGTCAACCAACACCAATACCGCCCAGGGCTTTTGCGCCAACGTCTACATAGACGAAATTTTCTGGCAACGCGGTTTTACCGAACTAAAAAAAGTGGCCGGCGCGATAGCGACACATAGCCATTTACGCCGTACTTATATTTCAACGCCCAGCGCAAAAACGCATCAGGCTTATCCGTTCTGGACGGGTGACGAATGGCGCAAAGGCAAAAAGGCGCGGGAAAACGTTGATTTTCCAACCTTTGCGCAAATGGAAGCCGGGATTATGTGCCCGGATAACCATTGGCGCTATATCACCACGGTTGAAACCGCCGTTGCTGATATGGAGGAAAAAGCCAAAGTCTATGGCGCTGCGGCCATTCTTATTGACCTGGAAGAGATACGGGAAGAAAACGCCGCAAGTTCTTTTAACCAGTTGTACATGTGTCAGTTTATCGACACCGGCGATTGTGTATTCAAATTTGAACAATTGGAAAAATGTCTTACCAACGTCAGCACTTGGGAAGATCACGACGTTAACGCCATGCGGCCCTTTGGTAACCGTGAGGTGTGGGCCGGTTACGACCCCGCCCGCTCTGGTGATACGGCCTCGTTTGTTCTGGTCGCGCCGCCACAAGTGGACGGGGAGCCGTTCCGGGTGCTGCATATCGAAACCTGGCACGGCTTCGCCTTTAAATACCAGGTTGGCCGCATCAAGGAATACATGGCCCGCTACAACATTACGCATATCGGCATCGATACCACCGGCATTGGCGGGCCGGTGTGCGAGATGGTGCAAGACTTCGCACGCCGTGAAGTGACGCCAATCCGTTACAGCCAAGAAAGTAAAAACCGGCTGGTCATGAAGATGATCGACGTTGTCGAGCATAAACGCATTGCTTGGGATATTGAGGATAAAGGCATCGCGGGCAGCTTTATGGCAATTCGCCACACCACCACCAAGAGCGGCGGCGGCATGACGTTTGTCGCCGACCGTAGCGCCGACACCGGCCACGCCGACAAATTCTTTGCCATCGCCCATGCGGTGATAAACGAGCCAATCAACAACGAACGCAAGCGGAAATCCGGCTGGGCGGGACGTCTGACAGGAAAAAATAATGAGCAAACGCAAACAGCGCTACAGCGCCAGGCAGCAAAAATCCAATGCGCAAGCCATGCCGGCACGGCGTGGCACATTCAGCATCGTAACGACCGATACCCCCATGCCGATATTGACGCAGGGAACGCAGTATCACGAAATCTGGTACGACTCGACCGCCGACCACTGGCGGCAACCCATCGACCGGTTAGCCCTGGCACAACTTGCCAACATGTGCGGTCAGCATGGCGGGGTTCTGTACGCCCGCAAGAATATGGTGGTCAGCGACTATGCCGGCGGTGGCTTGAGCCTGGGCGAAATGGGCCAGGCGGCTTATGACTTTTTGCTGTTTGGTGATATCGCTATATTGAAAGTGCGTAACGGTTGGGGGGATGTGGTGGATTTGGTGCCGTTGCCGGCGCTGTACGTTCGACGCCGCAAGGATGGGGATTTTTCGGTCTTGCAGAAAGGCCCGCCGCTTATCTACCCGGCGCGCGATGTGATTTTTTTGCGCCAGTACGACCCACAACAGCAGGTTTATGGCTTGCCGGATTATATCGGCGGGATGCATAGCGCCTTACTGAATACGGAAGCCACCATATTCCGGCGTCGCTATTACCATAACGGCGCACATACCGGCGGGATTATCTATACCACCGACCCCAATTTAAGCGACGAAATGGAAGAGGATATCGCGAAAAAAATTGAGGAATCCAAAGGGGTGGGTAACTTCAAGATGATGTTTATCAATATCGCTGACGGTGGCGAAAAAGGAGTGCAATTTATCCCGATTGGTGATGCCGGCGTAAAAGATGAATTTGCCAATATTAAAAGTATCAGTGCGCAAGACGTTTTGACCGCGCACCGCTTCCCCTCCGGCCTGGCTGGCATCATCCCGACTAACGGGGCGGTGATGGCAAGCCCGGAAACCGCGCGCGATACTTATCGAAAAGATGAGGTTATCCCGCTTCAACGGATGTTCGCCAGTGCAGTGAAGCATGATCCCGAAATCCCGCCCCATTTGCACCTGCAATTTGAGGGGCTAAACAGTGATGGATTGCCACTGACCAAGCCGGCTGATAATGAGATTGTTATCACGCCAGGTGATGGGGCGTAACGTATGAGAAATAAGCGGCGAAAAGTGCTAAAATCATCTCAAGATGGCGGTTTTTCGGGGGATGGTATGGCGACAATCAAGGTTTTTTGTACTGCGTGTGGTGCGCGGATGCATAACCGCAAATCAGTATGGCAAGCGCCCCAGCTTGCAAACCTGTATTACACCTGTACCAATGTGGAATGTAGCGAAACCAGCGTTTATGAATTAACCCGCTCACATACCGTTAGCCCTAGCGGCCTGGGTGATAAGGGATTGATTAAAGCACTGTTGGAACGGCTGCGGCCAGATGAAAAGCAAATGGCCTTAAACTTGCTGCAAGGTCAGCCAGGATAAGAGAAACCCGCGAAAGCGGGTTTTTTGTTGGTATGTCTATTCATTTTTAACTATTTAGGTGTATCCTGATCCGAAGCATGGAGGCTGATATAACATTATTTTTTATTTATCATCACACCAGAGAGAAAACAAAAATTTATAATATCAATCATTATGTATATAAGGATATCTCATGGGGTATGAAGTTGACATATTAAATATAGGTGATACCAAAAGTGGTGATGCTATTATCATCCGATGGGGGAATTTGTACGGCGATAGAAGTGAGCAAAAAATAGTCGTAATAGATGGTGGGTATAAAAATGATGGCGAAAGAGTTGTCAACCACATAAAGGATTATTTTGGCACTGAATCCATAGACTTACTTGTATTAACTCATCCTGATAATGACCATGTCGGTGGATTATCTACTATAATAAACTCAATGCAAGTAAAGGAATTTTGGATACACGAGCCTTGGAAGCATAATCTAGGTCTCGCACAAAAATTCAGTGATGGAAGGATAACTGACTCTAGCGTAGCAACAAGGCTTGAAAAATCCTTACAGAAGGCATTCGATGTTGTCAAACTAGCAGAAAGTAAAAATATCCCTACCAAGGAACCTTTTACAGGACTGAGTTTCGATAACGGAAAATTTGTGGTTCTTGGCCCAACACAAAATTACTATGAAACTTTAATTCCAGACTTTAAAGGAATGCCTGCTAAGGCTATAGATGAAAGTCTGTTAGAAAAAGCAAGTGTTGGTTTTGAAGCATTTAAAGATAAAATTAAAGAATTAATCACAGTGGTAGCAGATTGGTTTGTTGACGAAAAAATAGATAACAATGACACAACTTCAGCGCAGAATAACGCCAGTGTTATCACTCAACTTTCTATTGATGGTAAAAATTTAGTTTTTACCGGGGATGCGGGAATAACAGCTCTTACTTACGCAGAGCCTCTTATAGATAAAGATAAATTAATTTTCATTCAAATACCTCATCATGGCAGCAAAAGAAATGTTGGCCCTGAGATCCTGAATAAAATACTAGGTGAACCGACCAAAGAAGCACGTACAGTTCCCCTTACTGCGATTGCATCCTCTGCAAAAAATGGTCATCCCAAACACCCACATCAGGCTGTACTGAATGCATTCCTTAGACGTGGAGCAAAAGTATTAAGAACAACAGATTACGTGATTAGCCACCGATACGATGCTCCTCAAAGAGAAGGTTGGTCAACAATATCTGGCGAACAATTTAAAACGGAATACCAAGAAGAAGCTTAACATCATGTAAGCCACCTAATTAGGTGGCTTACTTTATGGTACCAATCTTTTCACTCTCACCACAATATAGTTGGTTTGCTTTACATATGAAAAAATAAAAAGAAAACACATAAATAAATAGATACATATAGATATAACATTCCCATGTGTACGATTGATAAAAAATAAAATCAGTGAAATAATTAAAAGTAAAAACGACATTGTGAATAGTGTTCTGTACATATTATTAGCTTCAGATAATACGTCAATTTTTGGATCAATCGTTGCTGCTTTTAAAAATCTATCATACTCTGCAAATTTAACTATTTTCTTAAAACAAGGCTCAATAGCAATAGAACCAACCCTACCGATAATCAATCCTGTAAAATAATATAAGAATATATTTTTCACCACATCATCGCTTGCAATGGAATAACCAATGGTTTTTTCAAAAAAGAATAAAAACACTGCTCCAGGCAGTAAATTGTTAAATATATTGTATGATGATATTTTTTCTAAAAAACTTTCCATATACACATCCATTATCTAATCAGTTATAATTTATATTATCACTTTACAAATGAAATTAGTAGAACATATAGTTCCTACTATCAAGTCCTGAGTTATCCCATCTCCTCATTTATTATACAAACTATAGATTTGAAATAGTAACTCCTAAACTAAGACAATGTTCGCTTAATCATGCTTTCTTCCCGTAGTCGGTTGCGGAGTTCTCGCCGCTGGGTGTAGGTGAAACTGTCAAAATCATTAAAATCTGGCGGTGGCGTTGTGCGTTTTTTACGCTGCCTTGGGGCTTCGTCGTCGGGGGTGGGGACAGTTATTGCCACGAGTCCAAGGGAGGGCGAAGAGCCATGAGGGCCAACGTCAAAACCTGCGCCCGCGTTGCGGTCGGAGTTTGGATTATCGTTGTTTGGCTTGGCGACCATCTTCCAATTATCGCTATGGGTGCATACGCGTGACTCCTCACCCAGGCGTGGTGACCAGATCCCGTAGATTTGTGTGCCGTGTTCGCCGTAGTCATTCGCCACATCTGCTATTGCATACGCGGTACGCACGGTGTGGTACTTGCGCGGTATGAGGACGCCCCCCTGATGGTGGATATAGGTAGCAAAACAACCCGCATCCGCCGCCGCGAGGACATCATCCATTTTTTTATCGGGAAGAAGTTGTGCGCCCTTTTTGGGCTTTAACTTGCGTTGTAGCTGGCCGGCTAACAGCCGTAATTCGCGGTAAGCCTGGCGGGAGGGGATGCCAAAGAACTGGAACTGCCGCACCCGGTGCAAACTCGCCCAGGCAACGGCATTTTCTACCATGTCACCTAACGGCTTACCGGTTTCTTTACTCAGTAACGGCTTGCCGGTTGCTTTGTCGATCACCGTTTTCATCTGCCGGCCATCAACGTTTTTGCTGATATATTTGGCTATGTAGCTGGTCGGCGAGCCTTTTCGTTTCGTTATCAATTCGGCAGTAAACCGGGGTTTGATATCATCACCCAGCTCGGCACGGTCTTTTCTGATCGCAAAATCACGCATTATCTTGGTGATGGCCGTGCGATGTTTTTTGCGCATAAAGCACATTAAATGCCAGTGCACGGTGCCGTCGTGGTGAGCCTCAGCAACACGCATCCCATACCAGCGTAAGCCCATGCGGTGCATCTTCTTACGGATGCCGGAAAAGAGATCGACCAGATAATCACTGCTTTCTCTTACCGTTTTGGTTGTCCATTTGGGGTTAGGTTTCCCATTGGCAAGGGTGGCGTGATATTGAGACGGACAGGTAATGGTGTAGAAAACGGCGCAATCGGATCGCATTTCGGCCAGATTTTCTAGCCCTTTCATGGTGGTCATCATTTCATTGCGGCGCATACGCGGGTTACTGGTGCTGGCATTCACCACCGTTTCCATATCCAGCGTGACACCCTCGTCATTCACAAACTCATGTGAACGGATGAAATCCAGCATTCGACGGTACTGCTCACGTTTGTGTGTCAGGGCGTCGTAGCTGATATAAGCGGAGGCGTGTTTATGCACCAATAACACAGCGCGTAATTGTTCCTCTCGCCATTCACTCCGTAAGCGCCATAACTTTCTGTACCACCATTCGGCGCAACGCAGCCGCGCCAGTGCTCCGGGGAGTAAGTGGTAAGGTACTTCCCCGCGCCGGCGCAGACATTCATTTAACGCATACCAATAAGGTGGAGTGATACAAAGTCGGGCGGCTTCACTGGCTACCACTTGATAGATTTGTAATATTTCATCGGGGGTGGTTTCGTCAGTGAGCACTTTCGTGACCTGATCGTCAAACAGCATATCCATATGCGCCGCGACCATAGTCGCCAGGGTTTTCACTTCCTTTTGGTTTAATTCTGGCAGTCGCAATAAATCGTCTAACCGCTCCCGGCTGGCAATGTTTTGATAGGCAATTGTTTGCTGTTTCTTTCTCATGGCGTCCAGGCGTGACAATGCGCTTTCAACAATTTCAGTTAAAAAGGCATTGGCCCGTTCGTCGCCAGACTCACGGCGCAGGTAATCAATGCGTTGCTGTAATGGTTTGCGGATAAATTTTGGTTGGCTGTTTAAGTTGGCTTGCACCTCAACGGCGGGAAAATGGCGCTGTAATTTATGAGACTGCGCCAGACGGGCAAGATGGATATCAAGGAAAAGTTCATGTTCATCCAGAGTGTCAATTTGCCATTGACGGCGTTCGCGGGCTTTCAATTCCTCTTTAGTGAGTGACGCCTCAATAGCTGCTTGTTGGTCAGCCTGATAAGCGGCCATCATGACGGCCAACGGGGTACGTTGTGCCGGTACGATTTCCAATAACGGATTTATAGCGGTGTTGGGTTTATTCCAAGAGTAAACCCCGGCAAACGTTTCATCGTTTCCGGGGTAAGGTTGTGGCTGGGTGGGCTGAGTTCTGCCGCGTTGGTTGGTCATCGCTGGAATGAGTCGCCGGGTGTTGGCGACCGACGAATGCGGTCATATACGATGGCACATACCGTGCCTTTCGGTATTTCCATTTTTTCAGCGATAATGCTCGGCGTTAACCCCTCGGCATAGAGCGCGCGGCATAGCTCAACATCATGATCGCTGTGTTTTGAGTTGCGATTACGTTCGCCAATGGTTGACGGGTTCACATCTTCGGAAAATGCTTTTACCCGGACGGCGGTCAAGGTGCGGCCAAGGTGATCGGCAATGTCTTGATATCGGGTGGTGTTTACCGCTTCACGCAGATAAGCCACCTCATCCGGTGACCAGGGCTGGCCGTGACGATTTGGGATAGTCATAGCAGCCCCCTTAAAATGGGATTTCATCACATGGATCAAAAAAGGAGAGCATGACTAATTTGGGTGCGGCAAAATCACATTGGGTAATATCTGATATTTCCACCCCAATTTTTCGGCCGGTATATTCATCAGTTCCGCCGTCCCACTCGACTAAAAGCAGATAGTCACCGACGTTAAAATCACGGTCATTAGTTCGTAACTCGGCCTTTTTTCTGCCCTCAACAACCGCCTGGAAATATTCAGGTAGGATTTTTAATTGGTGGGTTATTACTGTTCGCGAATGTGAAGCGGATTCCTGAAATGCTTCCGCTGTGCGCAGCGCTTCTTTACGCTCGGACTCGGTTTTATGTATTGCCTGAATAGCTAACTCAGTCGTTTTATCATGGCCCTCTTTACAGATGTTTTTACCGGCATCCGTCCCCATAATTGCAAAGATTAAAGAATCCCATTTGGGTTCGAATGATGAATTGAATTCTTCTAAGTGTGTCACACTCAGCCGTAGTTTGGAGGCTTCACTATTAAGACGTTCGATTTCAAGACCGGCAGCAACTAAATGCTTTCTTACGTGCGCTCTCAATACGATTGCATTCATGCCATCGAGCGCAGCAAGGGGAATGAGACTACTAGCCGCACAAGTCAGCCCTTTAATTGCATTGGTGGTATTAATATGAGTAGCCATTATTTAGCCTCTTTATTTTCAGTGGATGAATTAGCAATGGTTTTAATTTCTGATATCCAGCGGGATAACTCTTTAAATACTTCTTCTTTAGAAAAAACGGATTGATTTAATTTAGCTAGTTTGTTTTCTAACCGTTCAAGCAATAACAAACGTTCAGAACGGCGAGCACTATTAAAATGCGCTACCAGTTCTATGTCGTTTATCTCTTGTGTTAATTTTATCGGTGCAACAGCCATTGTTATTACCCCGCCTTTAGATAATGGGAATCCCGACGCAACAAAGCGCCTGTTGATTTCAGGTGTTTATTTAATCTCTTTTATTATCCGGCAACGGGTCACAATCTATATAGGTGATTCGTTGCGGTAATAAACTGGCTGATGCCCTCCATCTATTTAGCGCATCAACGATATTTCTTTGTTCTTGTGGTAACAGCTCCTTAAACTCTAATCCATGCCTGGCCCTTGGAATGTCTGCCAGGTAGTAAATGGCACCTTTCATTTTTGGGTCTGTCTCGCCCATTTCTTTTAGCAGTGCCGGGATAATTCCCTGGTGTTTTTTGTTGGGGAATAAACACCAAATTTCAGCGGTATGCTGTAGGCCGTGCTGACGTTCTTTTAATGTCAGCGGTACCACACGGGCCTCCTCGGTGTTTGCCATACATCCCCCTATGCAAAGATTCCCATCAGACGCGCCCACCAACGGGGTTTACCCTTGGGTTTTGTCATAAATGGAGTGCGGCAACCTTTGATAAATTTCACTTCGGTAGCTTTAGGTTGAAAGTGGCGACCGTCCGGCGTTTCAATCCAGCCGCGCAGGTGGTAGCGGTGTGTGACTTGCTGGCCGTTCGTTAGCATTGCAGCCAGTGACGGGCATTGGTTAGCGGTCATAAAGTGATCTCCATCAAATGAATAGTTGCCGGGATACTGCTTCGCGCCCGGCGCACGTTTTTTGTGGTACTGTTTTTGCGCCGGTTACTACTGTGAGAAGGAACTCCGGTTCAAATACCAACCAACACAAAAAGGAAATTTATTGTGAACTTCGAAATATTTGACCGCGCATTGCAAAAAGAAATATTACTCTTGGCTGTAGAGTCATACCCCGATATGGTTGGTCGCCCTCGCTTTAATAACTCTCGCTTAGCGCAAGAGGACAATAGTAAATTAGTGGTTAATCTCGCCTATCTTATGGAACATGGATTAATTGATAGTGAAACCAGAACTCCTACAGGCGAACGAGTTATTAGGAACTACTCCTTTAAAGCTACGCATCGTGGCGTTGACTTTATGCTTGCCGATGGAGGAATAACCGCAATATTAAATTTGGTCACAATTAAAATACATAATGATTCTATATTGCAGATTGCCGAATTTATTAAGGCATCATCAGCGTCGCCTGCTGATAAGAAGAAATTGCTTGAGCGGCTAAAATCGCTTGGCGACGATGCCACAAAACACATCGTGCTGAAATTACTGGATGCGGGACTTGCTCGCACGCCGGACGTAATTCAGTGGCTAAAAATCGTGCTCCCTGAGGGGTAAAACAGTCCTCATCATTTAATTTTTCAAACTTAATCCAACCTACAGTAGAAGATATCTCTAACCAAAAATCCTCTGTTGTATCTGTCGAAATAGTCATGGTGTTATTGATTAGTACCATCACAAAAATTTGCATTTCATTTCCCTTGTCAGACAAAACCCTTTCGCAAATTGCTTTATTTGAGGGAGGGCTTTATCCCCTCATTTCATACAACCGATCAATGTATTCGGTTGCTTGTGCCTGGGCGTCAAACTTGCCGTAAGACTCATCACCCTGGCGAACGTGGTAACGGGTGATGGGGTTTCTTTTATTACGCTTCAATCTGGTAATTGAAAAACCACGGTAAGCACTGGTGTGATCGCTGATCACAGTCAGTGCATAGATTGAGCCGCGCGCCAGTGGGGAAATCATTGTGGTTCGCCCAGCCCCAGCCACATTAACCAGCCGTCGCGGATCTCTTTTGGTCGGCTGTCGTAGGCTAGCTTCATACCGCTGTTCCAAGCTGGCAGGTAAACCCAATGCTCACCGCGTGCGGTTGGGTTTTCCGGGTTCCGCATTTCAACGGTCGGTAGCTTGTTCTTGTCAATCATCCCCTTTACCGCTTCCGGAGTTTTGCCGATCAAACGGGCAAATTCGGGGTAAGGCAATGCATCCGACATACTTACGATTTGTTTGCTCATCTGATAATCTCCTATCTAGATCTAGCCAATGACTTACAACATCTTGTAGTTGCTTATAAGTGGTTAGATTATGTTGATTAACGTGTTTAACTTATTCTAGATATTAGAGGATCTTGAAATCATGTCAAGCGTGATTGGTGAAAAGCTGTCTCTCGTTAGAGAGTCAGAGCGTCTCAATAGAAAGCAACTGGCTGAAATTACAGGAGTTCCCTACAGTTCACTTACATACTATGAAAGTGGGCGCTCTACACCACCGACAGATATAACAATGAAGATTTTTAGTCATCCTAGATTTCAAAAATACGCCTTATGGTTCTTTACGGATCAGATAGCCCCTGAGTCCGGTCAAGTCGCGCCGGCACTCGCACACTATGGGCTAGACGAAACAATATCTCGCCCATCAGACAAAAAGATTGGTTAAGTATTTATAAAGTATTCATTTTTGAAATATCGTTTCAAAATGAGCTTTACATCGGAGGGTTTTCTTATGTCGATTAAGAAACTCGATGATGGTCAATATGTTGTGGACATTAGACCGGCTGGCCGTAATGGAAAACGGATTAGACGGACGTTTAGTAAAAAGCATGAAGCTGTAGCGTTTGAAAAGTATGTGGTGGTCAATTATCACGAAAAGGATTGGCTATCCAAACCGGCTGACAAGCGCCCTCTTTCTGAACTAATCGAATTGTGGTGGCTTTATCACGGCCAGAGCTTGGACTACGGGGACAAGTACAAAACACAATTACACAAGGTAATGAGGATGATGTCAGACCCTTGTGCATTTCAGATTGATAAGAGCACCGTGGCTACATTTCGGGCTAAGCGTTTCAGTGAGGGTGTAAAGGCATCCAGCATTAATAAGGATTTGTTTGTTTTGGGGGGAATGTTTACGGCCCTAATCAACGCAGGGCTTTATCACTCGGCACATCCCACTAAGGGGATCACTAAGTTAAAACCCAAACAAACAGCTATGGCCTTTCTCTCTAATGATGAGATAGATAGATTGTTGCAGCGATTGGAGGATGACAATCAACGGATAGCCATTTTGTGTCTCAGCACCGGTGCCCGATGGAGTGAAGCGGCAAAGTTAAGAGCCGAGCATGTTATCAACAATCGCGTCATGTTTGTTGAGACAAAAAACGGTAAGTCGCGCTCGGTGCCTATATCACAGGAAGTAGCTGACAAGCTGCTTGCGAAAAAATCGGGGTTGCTGTTTAGCCAGGCTAGATATTTGGCGTTTTGCCAAGAACTGAAATCAGTGAAAGCAGACTTACCGCACGGTCAGGCAACGCACGTTTTGCGTCATACCTTTGCGACTCACTTTATGATGAACGGGGGAAATATTATTACGCTACAGCGGATACTCGGCCACGCGACAATTCAGCAGACAATGGCATATGCACACTTTTCACCAGATCACTTACGTGATGCTGTTTCGTTCAACCCTCTAAAAGGGAAAATAACGGTTTAG